GATATCGTTTGTACCCCATATTGCTATAGGTTTAGGTCTGTATATTTCCTCCTCTGGTTTGTAGTTTACTTTAGTAGTAGCGTACTCCCAATCAGGAGAGAAAAAGAACTCGTTTACTTCTCCCATTTCGTCCATTTTACCCGAACGAATATAAGAAAAGTCTATATGTTTTAATTTCGCTACATTCCCACCTCTCTCAAATATACTTTGCCAATAAAAACCATCAAAATAAGCACAATCTACAGCCGTTTTCTTTAAAAAATCTTTACCTAAAGACTCTACAAAAGCCTCAGCTTTCTTAACTTGGTTTTTATTTCCATCAAATATAAATCCTTGACCTTGAATGAATTTATGTTTAGTTTCTAATAAAGCGTTATGAATAGCACAGTTATCTGCTAAATCAATTAAATACTGAGGGAATAAGTTATCTTTACCAAAGAAAACCCAGTCTTTTTTCTTATGTAGTCTAGTGTTTATACTAGGTGCTACAGTTTCAGTAGTTAAATTGACAAAGAAAATATTACTTTTATCCTTGTTTTCTTCCATTTTTCGCGAATATAATTAAATATAGTTATTGTTTGTTTTTATAAAAAGTACGCAATTTAAAAAGAGGTTTACACTCTATTATCTTATGATTAGGATAATAAGGAAAATCATCTCCTAATTTAAAATTATGATACTTTTCTTTAAATAAATCAATTTTATCTAAAAAATTAACCCTAGCAGCTGCATTATCTAACTTAGAATCTATATCATATCTTAACCAACTAAAATGATGCATTAAAACCTCATTAGCATCAAACACCCTAGAAGGGTTAAAAGGTTTAAACATACAAGACGGATCAACTATTACCGGAGCTTTATTCCCCATATTAACCCTAACAGAGCAAATAAAAGGCATATAATAACTCTCATAAGGCATTAAACAAAGATTATTCTCTTTGAAATACGTTACCATTTTAGTATAAGTTGTTAAGTAACCGTTACATTCTACTTGTTTTTTAGCGTATTGTATCTCTTTAGTTACATATAGATGATCCGTAGCACTTAAAAAGAAATGAGTACACCCTAACTCACGAGCTTTATTTATCAATCCTTGATGCTTGTTTTTTTCATTAGTCTTAGAGTCTACGCTTAAATCTGGATTAAACTCTATGTAATTGTATTGTGGGTTCTTATCTTTCCAATATAAAAACTCATCGCTTATATTACCGTAGTTACTTACTAATTGATAACTAATAATAATCTCGTCTACTTCGCTTTTTACTGATTCGATAGCATCTTCTAACAACTCAATACCATTAAACACCGTATAACATACCGCTAACTTCATAAAAAATCTTTTTCAAATTCTCTACCTAATATCATTACATCACGCATAGATAAATCTAAATCTGCTATCTTCTTTTTGTTATAACCTATTACTTTATTTACTCCTACTACTTTAATAAACGGATAAACATTTTTAGTAATACTTGATCCCATTCCAACCATAGAACCTTGTCCTATAATTTTTCTTTGGTGTATCTCAGCGTTTAATCCTATTGTAGCGTAGTTATGAATCTGTGTATGACCTCCAATGTTAGCTCCACTTGATATAGTTACATTATTACTTATTACTACATCGTGACCGATATGCGATTTAGTCATAATAAAATTATCATTACCTATTATAGTATAACCTTTTAAAGGCTTATCAATAGTTACATGATGATTTATTAAATTATTATCACCTATTTTTATTTTACCTTCAAACTTTTTAGCTCCTCTTATTTCTCCATCACCACCTATAACTATATGAGAACCTATAACATTGTTTTTTCCTATTACTACTCCTTCATTAATTACTGTATAAGCTCCTACAGTAGTTCCTTCTCCTATTATTACACTAGGGTGTACTATAGCCGTATTATGAACTCCGTTATGGTAAATATTACTTTCCATATTCTAATATTTTAAGCGTTTCTATTTTAGGTAAATATTGGTTAAATATAGTTTTAGCGTGTACTATTTCACTGTTATCAAATTTACGAAATTTAGTAACGTTATCTTCGTTTTTTAGATCAACTATTAAAAACTTATTCTTTGATGTAGTAACGTGCTTTTTAACGTTTTTAAGCTTATTCCACATAGTATAATCAATAGAGTGATGTTGATTATCCCAAGCTTCCCAATTTAATGACTCTAATAACCCTCTAGATAAGCATCTCCACGCTCCTATAGGTTCTCCTGATCGCTCACCTCTATAACCTTTCCAATAGATCATATTTTTAGAGTTTAAATCATAAAAGTAACAATCTAAAAAGCCTACAAAATCAAACCCTTTATTAATTTGTTGAGCATAATAATTTAATAAGTTACTAGATAGTATATCATCACTACCTAACATTATAAAAGCATCGCTATCTAAATCCTTACAAACCTTTAAACCATTATTTAACTTACCTCCTAATGGTTTGTTTTGAGCTTGAGTATAATGATAACCGTAAGATTCGCATACTTTTTTATCTGCTTCACTACTACCTACCGCAACTACGTTAATATCATACTCTTCTTGTAATCTTATAACACAGTCATTAAACAACTTTAACGTGTCATATCTACCCCATACGGGAACTAATATAGTAAACTTCATATATGGCAAACTGTTTTTTCTTCCAAATAACAAAATATAGGGAATAATCTTTCTAAAATAAAGCAATGATAAGTATAATAAGGACGATTAAATATCTTTTTACATTGTTCAGCGTTTAGTCTATCGTGTGATATGTAATTAGAATCGCTCCAAACCATTCTATTTAGCTTTTTATCGCTTTCTAACGCGTTTATTACAGGTATTAAATAGTTCTTGCAGTATTCTTCGTAAACCTCACTCTTAGCTATCCAATGATTAGAATAAATACCCTCCATTTTATGTCTAGGGTTTGTAATATCTATATCCCATTCTAATACTTTAGCTAGTCGTACGTAAATATCACTAAAAAGACTATGCCACGTATTACCCTGATTAACTAAATTAAGTTTAGGATTCTTTTCAAAAAAGCTAAATACATCGGGTTTAGTTGGGTAGTTTTCTATTTGATGCTTGACGTATGAGCTTGTTTTATGGATTTTCTTATAAAACTTATGAGATACTACACCGTAATACTCGCAATCATTATAATCTTGTTCCTCATACATTTTTTTTATTACCCCTGATTCTAAAAGATGATTTGATGTAGGGTTAAAAAGAGGGATAAAGTCGTTAGTATCCCTCATATTAAAATGTAATTGAGTATTCTTATAGTAGATTTGTCTTACTCGTAACATAGCAAATCACTTAAACCTTTATCTATTAAGTATTCTGCTAATTTTTGATTTTTATCTAAGTCCTCTTGTGTATAAGTATATCTACCTATTAAAACTTTTCTATTAGGGTTTTTAAATTTCCATTTAAGGTCTTTATTAGGCTCTAAGTCTGTATAAACCTCTTGATTGCTTTCCTCTATTGCTTTTTTTACCGTATCGCTTTGTCTTTTCTTTCTTGTCATATTTTTTTATTTTAAATATACAAAAAAAGGGAGATATTTAAAACACCTCCCTCTTTAAACACACATCTATCACTATCCAACTACGTAACCCGCTACCGTTGTTTCTGTTGTTGCTGCATCTGTTTTAAAGAATTTTTTAGCTTTTCCTCTATTTACTCCTGAGAAAGTTAATACATCTCCTGTATCATCTCCTGGAGCAGCTCCTGAGTTCTTAGCGTTCTCTGACAATTCTAGACCGTCAGTTTCTCCTAAAACATAGTATTTGTCATTCTTATCCTTGAATAAAGCCACTAAAGAAGTACCTACCATGTTATTGATAGCATTTCTAATAGAAGTTGAAGTATCAATAGTTCTAAAAGAAAAAGTTTGATTATAAAAATAACCTGAGTTTGTACCTACTTGTAACTCCTCACTCCAAGAAGCTGTGTCTTTATGTACCACTACTTTATAAAATCCTTTGTATGTATCAAAAGTAATACCGTCGATTTCTCCAGTAACTGATTCAGAGTATGCGGAAATCTCTGACTTGTTAGCAAAGTAAATCTCATCTTTTTGAATACCTGGAACGTTAAAAGTATCATCACAACTTGGGCCTACCCAACCTGCCGTTATTAAACATTCTGCCATTGTATAAATTTTTAAAAGGGGAGTATTACCTCCCCGTTAATATTAATAGTTATCTACTGCTACCTCAGATGGGAAATGAATCTGGATACCTAAAGCGAATCTAGCCTTAACTAATACATTCTCTTCGTATTGATCCATGAATACTTTAAAGTCCATTTCTTCTCCGTCTACATCAACTGCTAAGATCAAGTTATCTCTTTTAGCAAGTACTAATTTATCAGTACCGTTCAATCCAGGAACTCCTACGATTTCGATGTTAGTACCATCTACATATCTCTTTTCGAATCCTTGATTGTAAACTACTGCTCCGTGAGTATCTCTATACGCTCTTTCGTACATTTTCGTTTTGTCATCTCCCATTAATACTACCCATTGGTCAGTATTGATAGTAGAGTAAGCATCTACACCTAAACCATCATATAAAGCCTCAACAGCTCCGATAATGTTAGAAGTAGTTAATGCACCTGTAGCACCTTCATAAGCAAGGTTACCAGTTTCGTCAGCAATAACTTTATTAAGTCCGTTTACTAAATCATAAGAAGATATCGCGTTAGGTGCTGTAGCTTTGTTACCGTTCCATAAAGTTAACTCTACCATTTTACCTACTGCTTTATCAAGCTCTCCTAAAAGACCAGCCGCGATTGGCTCAAGACCATCGTACTCTTGACCTTGAGGCATGATTTGTCTAGTAAATTTAGCCTCTAAATCTCTCATACAGTAAGAAGTATTAATCTTTAAAGATTCTACTGTAATTGATCTTTGAGCGATTGTTAAATCTCCTGACGCGTTAAAACCACAAGAAGACCCGTCTTGAAATAAATCGTAATCGTGAGAAAAATCAGGTAACTTATGAGTACCTGGTTTAAAGTTAGACAATACGTTCATTAATCCCGCTGTCTTTGACTTCATTACTGATTTAGCGAAAAATTCCTCCGCGTGTTCAGTTGTGTATGCACTTAGTGCCGTTAAATCTAATGCCATTTTTTAAATTATTTTTGTTTTTTAATTTCTGCTAATACATTTTTGAAAGATTTAGGATCTTTCTTCACTTCATTTTGAGGAGTAGCTACTAATTCCTCTCCTACTGGCTCGGATAATTTAGCCTTTAATTCCTCTAATTCTTTTTCTAATTTCTCGTTCTTAGATTCCAAATTCTTGATAGCATCTAAAGACTTGTTTAATACGTCGTCTTTCTCTACGCTCTCAGCTTTTAAATCCTCGATCAAGTTGTTAGCTTCTTTAAGTTCGTTAGTTACTTCTCCGTATCTATCTGAAAGCTCGTTTTTTTCTTCTTGCTTTTCAGAGATTAAACTAGATAAGTAAGTCTTAACTTTGTTTAAAATAGTTTCTTCTTGAGCTTCCTCTACTTCGTTAGTTTCCTCCGTAGATTCTTCTACGTTTTCTACCTCCTCAGTTTCATTGGTAACAGTTTCTTCTACCTCTGTAGTTTCAACCTCGTTTACCTCTAGCTCATTAGAAACGTTTTCTAATTCTTCTGCCATTTTTAAACCTTTTGGTATGTTATTAAAATTATTTATAAAACCAGTTGTCGCACAAGCAGCAATAGCAAGACCGCCACTAATTACGTCTATAAAATTCATTCTTTTAGCCTCTTCAGCTGTTAGCCATGTTTCATTATCCATTAAGTCTGATAACTCCGCTCTAGATATACGTGTTTTTCTAAGGTAAATACCTACTATAACGTCTTTAATCTTATCCATTACATCGGCTTGTTTCCTCATCTCGTCAGCCTCTCCCATTACTACAGTCCAAGGATTATGAATCATAAAGAACGCGTTTTGATTCATTTGTACCTCATCAGCACCTAAAGCTATAACCGTAGCTATTGAAGCTGCTAGAGCATCAATTTTAACTACTGTTTTCATGTTTAGATTACTAATAAAGTTATGAATAGCTATACCATCGAATACCGAACCGCCTGGAGAGTTTAAGTTAATATGTAACTCATTAGCATGAGTGTTCTCTTCTAATAGATACTTAACATCATCTCTAAAAGAATCAGCGGTTACACCCCAACCTCCGATCTCGTCGAAAATATCTACCTCTACTTTATTCTCTTTAACTTGTGCTTTATACCACATAATCAACAATAATATTATTTATATTTTATTTAAAAAAGTACGCGTTTTACAAGTATGATTTTACCCATTTATAAATAGCACTTTCAGATACTTTATGTTTTATAGATAACTCTATATAAATATCTGTATTAGACCTATTAGGGTTAGTTTTTTTAATATCCTTGTATTCTTCTACTATTATAAACCTACTTAATGCTCTAGGGTCTATTAAATAGTTTTCGTTTAGTTTATTTATTACTTGTAAATCAATTCCTAGTATTTCAGCTAGTTGTTTTTTCATAGTTGTGATGATGTGTTTAATTCGGATATTCTAGTTTGTGCTTCGTTTATTTCTACTACACTAACAGTTGGGTTAAAATTAACGTTATTTAAAGCTCCTAGTAATTGAGCGTTAGTAGTATCGCCTATCTTAGTAGTACTTGGTGTACCTAATAATCCACCCCTCTCGAATTTATCCCCATTACCACCGTATGAATTAATCGCGCTTAATATAGGAGAAAACATAGCAGTACTCTTTTTGTTAATTATAGCTTCGCCGCCTTCAGCTTCTACCATTCCACCATTAGCCATTTTAACTGGCACTCCTCCGTTAGCGTGTGATGCACCTTTTAATATTCCTCCTCTTTGGAATTTAACACTAGAACTTAAAGCTTTGAAACTTGCAAAAGTTGAAACTATCAATCCTAATGTACTTGCTACAGCTGCTATATTTGCAGGAGGTGGTAAAGCTATTGAGTTACCTAATCCTTTAAAAGCACTAGCTAATGCAGCACTTCTATTGGCAGCCGTTTCTAATTGAGCTAATCTTATAGATTTTTTTGTTAATTGTTGTTGTTTTTTACTTCCATCAGCTTGTTGATCTGCTAACTCTCTAAAACCTATACTAGCTTCACCTAACCCCATAGATAAGTCTATTAAGGCATTTTCTATTTTTTCAACCAAGAGTAATTGTTCTATAAACTCTTGATTAACTTCTTTTATTGGGGGTTTTAATTCTGTGTATTTATCATTTAATATCCCTAATGTCCTCCCAAAACTTCCTGTTATCTCTAGTTCGCTTTTTTTAGGTGTTATAATTAAATCTTCACCTAAATTGTTAAGCCTTTCTAGTTCCTGTCTAGCTGTTTTTAATTCCTTGTTAAGCCTTGCTAACTCTTCTTCACTAGATGCTTTTTTAGACGCCTCTCCTAAATCTTTAATTTTAGCTTGTATTTCTTCTATTAATCCTACCGTTTGTGTTTGACCACCTAAATCACCTATTTGTGAGCTTAGCAATTTATTTGTCTTTAGAATCTCTTGTATTTGCTGTATGTATAAATTTTTAAAAGCTAAAACACTTTCACCTGTTGCATCACCAGCCGCTTTACCAGTTTCTAATATTTGATTCAATCTTTCTCTTGATGTTTTAGCCAACTCTAGTAACAAAGCCTTGTCTTGTTCTTCAGTTGCTTTTTGTATTTGCTGATTGAATACTTGTTGTTGAGTGAGAAGTGTTGTAAATGTTTTACGAACGTCTTCTCTCAAAAAGTCAGCTGTTCCAAAATCAAAACCTAAATCTTGTATTCCGCTTATAGCTTCTTTCCCTTGAGTAAACTCTTCAACAAAAGCAGTTAATGAGTTTGTAGTTTCTTTTATTTGTCCAGTACCGTCAGCCATACTGACAATAAGCCCTCCAAAAGCCTCTGTTAAATCACCTATAGAATTACTTAATTGCTGAAAACCACCTGCCCCAGCCTCCGCTGCTGCTTCTGCTTGTCCTCCGTATTGTCTTTCTAATTCCTTTAATATAACCCCTTGCGCTTCTGCTAGTCTATTAGTCTCAGCTAATTCTTTAATTACTGCTTTTTGCTCTTTA